GTTCTATTCCATGTTATGCCCTAGGGCCTCCTAGCCAGAAAATTAGGCTAATGAAGTGCTAACGCACTTCAAAGGTGTAGATTGACACCTTTTCATAACCACTTACGCAAGGAATATCGAGAAGATACCTGCCGTCTTTAAGATACTTAAGGCAGCTGGCTTCTTCTTCATACCAAACGTCCCCTTTCGGGGTGCCTGAGCGATAGCACAGGTAAAGCGGAGTGACGTAGTCTCCTGGGTATATGCTCGGTAGAGCTTCTCCCTTTAGACGATACGTACTGAAAAGGACACCTCCATAACCTCGTCTACGGATACGTCGATTCACGAATGAGGGCCACTCCTTTGTATGGAGGTGGCCATCACCGTAATTCTGCGGACCGTATAGCTGTTCACAGATCAAATTCTCACGAATAAGAGCTGTGATCTCGTCATCAAAACGAGCGGCAAAGAAGTTATGGAAAGTGTATAGGACTTGGTCTGAAAGTGGTTCCTTCAGATAACAAGGCCTAACGTCAATCCCGAAAAGATAATCGGCACCACATGATTCGCGGAAGCTGCCAGTCGTATGGGACTTCTCATCGTTTACGGTGAAACCGCAAAACGAAAGGAGTTCCTTGACAGCTGGAACGGCACCGGTATTTATTACGATGTCGTCACCAAACACGGTGACTCCGCTGTGGCAATGTACGCTTCGGCATAAGCTCCAGAAGATCGCACTTTCAAGTGGGAAGGTATAACCATTTCCCATACTCGAAAAGTGCGCCAACGGAAACTCATTGCCTTTGTAAACGTACGTCCGACAACGAGCCATGCTCAATAGCTCGAACCATTCCCTTGGCAGGAGAAACTTAACCAGCCAATAAGAAATGGTGTCGGAAGCCGAGGACAGGTCCAACGTGGCCAAAGAGCCGTCAATCGAACCCTTGCGGGCTCGCTTCTGCTGAATGGTCTGATCGGACAAGTCCACGCCGAACGCTTTGAGTCTACCAACCAAGTAATCGCCGATACCACACTGTAGCATGGTATTAAGCGTTGGTTGTTTAATGATAGACCTCAAAGAGTCGACTTTCTTCGGGACAAACTGTAACTCACTAGGTTGAACTTCGATGTTCAACCTTGCCACTAGGTAGCCTTCGTCATCTACGTACTCCGCCTCTTGGTGGCAATCAAGCCAGTGAGGCAAAGAACGAAGAAACTCAGGCAACCTTGGGCTGTGAGCTAAAGCTTGACTACACGACGGGACATCAGCAAGCTTTGCTTGCACTGTCCCATGTTGTTTGTCCACCGTTACAGTACTACCCGGCCCAAAACGGAGTGGCAATTTGTCAATCGTCGGGCACGGACCTAGCATACGCGCCATAAGCCTTTGTGCTTTGAATAAAGCACTAATAAGGTGCGGCTTATCAGTCGCTGGCACATCTGCATAGAACCGTGTATCGGTCGAGAGACATTGCGCTTCGGCCGCTCGGAACTTGGCGTAAGCTACTTTCTCAAGTTCTTTCTCATCCAGTACGAATTCGGTATTCTTCTGGAAGAGAGCGAGAACTTGGC